GTCACGCGCTCGAGAAATGGCAGGCACTTGCATGGCGCGGTTACGCGCTTCGCCCTCTTGGTAGCTGTAATACTGCCCGACCATGTTGAGGCCGGTGTTATTGCCGTTAAACATGTTGACGCCTGCAGCCGCGGCTTTTTGCACAGGGGCGGCAACAGGGCTAATCTGTGCTTTGTTCTCGCGTCGTGTGAAGATGCCCATGGTTGTCCTCGATCTGTGGCGCGCCGCCCGTCGTCCCGACAACAGCCAGACGACGCGCCTACTAAACCAGCCTAGGCTATTGGACTATCGCCATGACGGGGCGTTGGTTAGAAACTGGCCGCGACACAAGGCTGACAGCCCAGACGGTGCAGCGGGCAATTTCGATTGGCCCTGGTGATTTCTGTGACGACAGCACCACCGTGTTTTGAGATTTCACCAAAACTGCCCGCTCGATGTGTTCGGCTAGCTGTTCGTTGCCGTCGTGAACCACGCGGCCTTCTTTAATCATTGACCTGACTAGGCCGGTGTAGCGGGTTAGTTCGCGGTAGCCGACGGTGGTAGCGCGGCGTTGCAGGTCAACAGGCACATGAATAATCAGGCTAGGAGTGACCGCCAGCGTGATGTTTCGATCAGCCATGACGCGGGCAACATGCGCCCACAATTCTTGTTCGGTGTCACAAACAAACTCAACGCTTACCATGACGCGCCCATCAAGCTGCGCGGCTCGCACCCCTACATAGCGGGCGCTGTCAATGCTGCTGTCAATGGCTAGAACGCCACCGGCAGGGAATGGGTGGTCAACTTTTTGGCGCCCCCATTCGCCTGGGTCTAGCCATGCGCCGCGGGCTGTAATCCATTGGTTTAGGTGCGCTCGAGCAAACGATTCATTCAGTTTGGCGGCCCGTAATGCTTGCACGGTGATGGTGTGACCCAGGCTCGGGTTGGCGTAGCCCCAATACCGTTCGTCGTCAGCTGACACGCCAGGTGGTAGCGACCATTCTGCAAAGTAAAGGGTGGGTGTGTCGCCCTGGTCAATTTCGGACACGCCACGCTCACGCATGCGAATCATGGCTTCGCTGGTTGCGTCACCGGCTGTTGACCAGCACGACAGTAGCGGCGCTGGCCGCGCAATCATGGACGGGCGCAGCGCCTCGTCAATAACCATTGCCGGAATGTTCCAAAGCTCGTCCACAACAATGAGGTCGTAGGAGCCGCCATGCAATCTGGCTGTCGCAGCCCTAATGTTCCACGTTGACCCATGCGGCAAACGGGTCACAGATTTGCGGCCAACGACCTGGCTATTCTTGCCGCCCCAATACTCAACCAGAGCCGGTGCAAGCGACGTGTGGATAGCCTCAGCGCGGTCAAGCTGGTTGGCTGTGGACAACACATGCACCGCGCGCCCCAAATGCTCGGCATACTCAGTCACCGCCCAACCAATAAGAGCCTGCAACGCCACCGATTTGCCGTTCTGACGAGCCGTTGAAATAAGCGCCTCGCGAAACACCAAATTGCCAGACTCATCGCATTGCAACTGCCCAGCCAACGCACGCACCTGCCACGGAAACAAATTCACTTGCAAATACTTAGACGCCCAAGCCGCAACAGCATCACCAAAGTGAATTCCCCCCAAGTGAGCAGACTCGAGCCGTGGCTCATCGCGGCCAGTCGGTGCCACCTCGAGATGATCGTGGTCAATCCTGGCTAGTTCGGGCTGTTCTGGGTTATCCGAAAAAGAAGGACGCATGGGGCTGTTCGGGGGCAATTTGTTTTCATAAAAAACGCCTTTTGCGTCGCGTTCTTTGCGTTGCCTGTATTGGTTGCCGCGTCTTGAGTTGCAGGGTTTGCATGATGGCACGAGGTTGTCGGTTGAGTCGGTGCCGCCTTGGTCGTGTTCTATTAGGTGGTAGGCTTCTGTTGCTTCGCGTCGTTGGCACCAGTGGCACATGGGGTTGCCTGCGAGGATGGCTGCTCGAGCGCGTAGGTATTTTGGGTCACTTGTTCGTTTTGGCATGTCGGGTGTTCCTTTGTGGCGTGGCCGCCCCTTGCTAGCGCGCGCCCCCCAGGGCGCTTGCTGTCATGCTAGTTGCAGTCTTGGTCTCGTTGTCCCCCCTCGCGCTTTCGGTTTGTCTCCGTGGTGGCCAGATGTTTGTCAACTATGGACAGTCACCATTCGTGTTTGTGTCGTTCATACGCCGCACCCCCGCCTTTTGGGCATGGAGTTCTACCCTCGTTCCCGAGTGTTACCAATCCCCTGCGAATGGGGCTAGGTCTGTGCGTGTGTTTAATTGTGTGCGTGTGCCATGACAAGACGGCCAATTACTTCGGCTACTTGTGGCACCACAGCGTTACCTAGGCCTCTAAGTCTGTCCACCCTGTTGGAAATCCCATCAGCCACTCGACCCACGTTGGACTCAGTTGCCCACCAACTGCCGATGGCAAGTTCAGAGAGTGCCTCGAGCCTGGTGTCTGTTGAGAAGACTTGAGCGCGTGAGTGTACCCGTCGGCTGCTGTCGGTGTTGGCCATCGTGCAGGTATTTTGCCTTGTGCTGCCCACACTGATTTGCCCAGTATCGCTTCGGCTTCTGCTTCTGTCATTTTGCCAGCCTCGATCATTGCCCGGTATTTGCGCACGTTGCCTTCCATTGGGCGCGTTACTGCTGTTGGGGTAGGCCACAATAATGACTCGCTCGCGCTGGTGAGTGGCGCCCACGCTGGCTGCTGATACAACACGCCATTCTGCGTCATACCCGATGGCGGCAAGTTCGCCAATGACTGTGGTTCCCCCCATAGTGAGATGTCCCCGTACATTTTCCAACACTGCGTATCTGGGTCGTAATTCGCTAATGCCTTCTCGTACCCACGGCCAGAGGTGTCTTGGGTCGTCTTCGCCTCGTCGTTTTCCTGCTTTGCTGAAAGGCTGGCATGGATAGCCGCCGCAAATGACGTCAGGTTGTACGACTCGTCCCCAGTCGATTTCTTTGATGTTGCCATGGTTTGGCACCTCGGGCCAATGTTTTGCCAGCACTTTGCAAGCGTATGGGTCTATTTCTGATTGCCAAATGACGTTCATGCCAGCGCGCTCAAGACCTAGGTCTAATCCACCTATGCCCGAGAACAGCGAACCGACGGTTAGCGTCATTGGTCGTTAATGATGAGCAGCACTAAGCCAAGGATGACTAGCACAAGGGTGAGCATCACAATCATGGGCGTGAGCCTGCTAGGCGTTGGGCTATGGCGTCAATGTCGTTAGGGAACCAGACGTACATTTCGGCGCCGTTTAGTTTAAGGGCGCTTGTCCAATGCTTTTGCAGGTCGGTCAGCTTGCCGCGGTCTGCTTTCAGCTCGGCGTAGATGATGCCGCGGCCCCCTGGGTGCGCGAACACTAAGTCGGGGAAACCTGCGTCGCCTTGCACAGCGGTGAGCCATCTGCCGTCTTGGGTCTGCATTTTGCGTGGGTGGAACACCAGCCAGCCATTTAGTTTGGCTAGTTGTATGACTTGGGCTTGGAATAGGCGCTCGCTGGTATGCACCTTATTGGCCGGTTTTTTAGCGGTGGTCATGGTAGGTGCCTGCGTTCCCTGTTCACGGTTGCAATGATGCGATCAGCAATTTGTACCGCCTCGAGAACGTCTAGCGCCTGGTCGCGTATCGCTCGAGCATCCTCTAGCACCAGGTCAAGCAGCCTTTTGTAGGTCTTGCAGCTTGTCCGGTAATCCTCGGCGCGTTCCCATTCATTACGGGCCTCAACACGCAGGCTGTCAATAAGTGACTGGTGCATGCACATGAGTGGGTCAGTCATCGGTGGCCTCGAGCTGGTCTAGGTAGTCCAATACGGCTAATGGGCCGTCAAAGTGTTTGGCGCCGGTGTCGTTTATGTATTCTGTCAGGCGCAACGCCACATGCACCCAATTGACAGGTTGGTTGTTTCTCATGACGCGCGCTTTACACGTTCGCGGATGATTTGACGCCACGCGTGGCGTTCACCGGCTTTGTAGCCGTTGCCGTAGCCGATTTCTTTGCCAAAGTAGTAGGCGAGAACGTACACAGCGACAATCACAGCGATGGCTAGGTATTGGTTGACGGTAATCATGCTTTATCTTCCTGTCCCATTAGTTCGTCAATCATGCGGCTGGCTTCCTGCTTTGTCATGTTGTCCAACATTGCGTCAGATGCGGTGCCATGGCCTTTTTGCCGGTACAGGGCGCGCAGCATGGCTTTTTGTTTGGGGCTGGCGCCGCCTGTGTCCGGCATGGGGTTGCCTTGTGCGCTGACGGTTTCGCCGCGTCGCTCAACCTTGCTCATCTCTTCTCGAGATGGTCGCGGGCCTGCGGTGCCGATAGGGCTGTTGCTAATCATGCGGCCAATGGCGCTCGTTTCGCAATTCTCCACAAATGACGTTTTATTCACAGGGCTGCTTCCAAGCACTTCCTCGGCGTAGCCAGTAGCAATTGGTTGCTTGGCGTTGGCGTCTGCGTAACCCATGGCACGAAACACAACGGTTTTGGCGTCGTAATGCACCATCGTGGTTTCTATGCAACCGTCTGGGTATTTAGCCCACCAGCGCACCAGGCGATCAGCAACGGTTTCGTAATCCGCAGGCAAGTAGCTCATGGCTTCGACCTTGCATACGTCAGCTCGAGATTTAGCCGTTGTATTTCGGCGGTGGCGTTGTCCACGGTGATTTGTGCACGGTTTAGTTGCTCGGTTGCTTTGTCGAGCAAGCCCAAAATGTGTGGCACCTCGGTGAGGTAGGCCGCGGATTGGTGCAGTACGTCGCGGACGTATTCGCCCATGTCGTTGTCTTGCGCGATGACCGCTAGCACGGTTGCGCATTGTTCTGGGGTCATTGTCGGGTGCCTTTCTGTTGTCGGGTTTTGGCAAGGTAACACATCACGGCTTAAATTGTTGGCAATCCCTGTGCCACCGTTTGACCACAGGCGTGTGGTTAGCGCACAGCAGCCGGTGGGCTTCGCCGCCTTTACGCAAGCAGCCCCAGCCCCACGGGCCAACAGCCCACACAAACCGTTTTTGTTTGATGTTGTAATGCCCGTACCAGGCGACACGTTCGGCTACTTCCATAGTGCGCAACCATGATCGGGTGTCGGCTCGAGTGCCACCCCAATTGCTAAACGTGCCTTTGGCCATGCCTAGGGCGCTGATGTAGCTGCGGGTGTTGTGGGCAAGGTTGTTGCCGGTTTCGCATTGGGCTAACGCCGCCCACATTTTTGCTGTGACGATGCCTGGCGGGTTTGTGGGTGCGTCTTTGGGGTTTGGGGCCAGCGCCAGTATCAGCGCCGCCACCAGGCCGACTATTGCGCCCCCTTGGCCGCGTGTTGCATGGCGTGGTAGCGCAACCAGCCCAGGCGGGTGATTTTGCATACCATGACGTCTTCGCCAAGGCTTGAGCGGCCTGTACCGCACCGTTCGATTAGCTCGAGCGCGCGTAGTTCGCTGCACCGTTTCCACCAGCATGACCGCATAGACAGATTGGCGTGTTGTGCCGCCATTTCGTCTGTAAGGCCGTCAGAGGCGCTTGGGTGGGCGTAGGTGTTCAGTAGTCGCCCTAGTTGGCTTTGGGCGCGTACACGGGCGTGTGACGCCGCTAGGTGGCTTGTGTGTGGGTCTGATGCTCTGGCCGCGGGCGGTAGGGCGTCAAATAGGGTGGGCTGGCTCATGGGGCTGCCTTTCTGTTGTCGGGTGCTACCACCCTAACCAGATTTCAGCCGCCTTGGATGGCTTTTGTCCACCGTTCAGTCACGGCGTCAGGGTTGTCAGCCGCATATGGGGTGATTTCGACGTGGATTAGGCGCATGCCAACAGGCTCAATGGTGCGCTTGCGGTACACATCCCACGCTTGACGATCACATCGCCACCCCCTGCCGTAGCGGCCTGTGGCGTAGTCGGCAATGTATTCCAGGCCCAGCCATTCGTTCTCCACTACGAAGTCAATCATGGACATGGCTTGGGCGCGGCTGTTGGCTTCGCCGTCGTAAGTCAGGTCAAACGCCCGCCATGAGCTGTGGACGCTGATGTCGCCAGGCTTGCCACGTTTGTCGCGCAGCGCATAAATGCCAGCAAGCTGCAACACGCCGCCAGTAAAGAAAATCATGTTATTGGCGAACACGCGGGTGCCTTGGCGCTCGGGGCTGCGTGGTTGTGGGCAGTCTTTGGTGCCTGTGTACGGCCTTTTCGCGCCCACTATTTGCTTCCGATAATGGGGGTGACGGGCTCGCCGCGTCGCGCGGCTATGCCGTTGCCGACGGCGTAGCCAACAATCATGGTGAACACGGGCATGCCGGTGGCGTTGTCAATGGCGCCGATGGCCATAAGGCCGCTAATGAGAATGAGCGCGACTAGGGCGATGAGGGCTTTGGATGGGTTAGCGATGCTCATGTTATGCGGCCCGATAAATGAGATCTACGGCAAAATAGTCACCATTACCCCACGCAAATGGAATTGTGGCGCTTGTGGCTGCTTCTATGAGATACGTTCCGGCTGTATTGAGTGCAAATAAATAAACTTCGTCTGCATCTTTAAGATTTGGATACCCAAGGTAAGCGGCAACACCAGCATCGGTAAAATTGCACGTGCCAATGGTGTGGTTGTAGGTGTTAAACGAATTGACCGGCAATGTCATGGTTATTAAACCAGTAACAGCGGATGTCGTTCCTAATGTAAAACGCCCAACAACGTGAACTAATTTGTTAAATTGAGTGTACGAAAACGCGCTCGTGCCGTTGCCAACCGTGACGTTCGTGTAAGTTGGCGTGTAGGCCGTATAGGCGCCTGCTGCGTTTAATTCGCTAGCGGTTAATACCTGACCTGCTGTAAATGTGCCAAATGTCGCCATGTGTGTCTCCCTATCCGAGTCCTAGTGTATTGGTGTCCAAAATGCCAAACGCGGTGCTATCCAAAATAAGCGGGCTGGCCAACGCTGGCGACAAGTAGAACGTGTACCGCGCCCTGTCCAGATCCTGCGACACGCTGAAACCTTCGCAAATAGCGTTGTAGGTCGTGCCGCGGAATGTGACCGTGATGGCCTTGCCAATTAGGTCGTAGGCCGCCTGCGTCGGCAAGTTAAATGAGCCGTACACGGCTGACGTGGTTGACACTGCGTAAGGCCCAATCGTGGCAACGTTGAGAATTGAGTAAAGCACATCGGCGGCCTGTTGGGCCTGTGACCCAGTGTTTAGCAGCGTGTTTGTTTGATACTGATTGCCTGCGCCGGATGTGCTGGTCACCGTGTTAGCGCCAACGTTGTAGGTGATGATTACTTGCCCTGCGTCGGTTTCGGTATTGGCAAGAAACTGCACTTCATCATAGAAGTACGTTTTAGTGGTTGAATTTTGGCTGCCAGTGTCAGTGAAGTTTGCGCCGGTAGTTGATGCCAGCGCACCCGATGACGCAAGGTTTATTGGGTTATTAGCGATGATGGACTCAAAAGCCCCTGGGTCTTGAACATAGCCAACTACGCCAGTAAGAATGGAATTTAGCAAGTCGAGTGAAGTGCCATTGAAGTTGGTGGCCTTGCATGTAAACGTGTCCCATGCGGGACCGTAGAACGTGGGCGCAAAGCCACCGCTGATGTTTTGAGTGGCTGTGTAAGCGTATTCTTTGATTGTGTTGGCCGCGGCTGTGTAGTCCACGTATTTAATGCGGGCGGCAGCCCATAGGCCGCTAGATGAGCCTGTGATGGTGACATAGTCATCAGGGGCGTTTGCTGTGGCTGTGGTGTATGGCATGCCGTAGGTACGTTGTACGGAAACAATGCTAAAGCCAATGTTATTGACGGTGATGTAGCGGCCTACTTCGAGCGCATGCGTGTTTTTGGGGTTGCGTAGCACCACAGTGACGCTCGACGGTTCCCACCTATCAATGATGCGGTGGCGGCCAACCATCATGTGGGCGCTGATAACCCATTGCGTCAGGTCTTCAGGGTCTTCTAAGTAGCCCCAGCTGTAGCTAACCGTGAACTGGCCGGTGTAGCTCATGGTGCGGTTGTGCGGATGGGGATATTGCCGTACCGGCTCATATAAGTGCGAAGCGCGTCGACGACTGCCCTTGGGTCGCCACCGTTAACGTTGATAGTGACATTACCCATGCCACCCATGCGATCAAGCGGCACCACAGCCTCGGGGCCAGCCTCACCAATCAGGGCGACGGTTGGGCTGGTGACGATGCCGCCATTAGCCAATGCAGGGATGCCAGACGACATGGCAAACTCAACGTCAACGTTGAAGTTGTTTTGCAAGCGTTTAATTTGTTTGGCGTTTAGACCTTTGCTCGACAGCTTAATCCGGTATTTATCCACAATGCTTTTAATGCCGTCCACCAAAGCTTGACCCTGTGTAATGCCCGCTTGCTTAAACGCGCCAGCAGCGTTCGCGCCTGCAAGGTTCGCCACGGTTTGCAACTGCTGCGTCAACGTGTTGACCTTAAGCACGCCATCAGCGGTGTTTAGAATTTCGTTAGCGATGCGGCTGCCGACCGTTGACCCTGCTGAAATGACCTGTTGTAGCGCTTGCTCGTTAAGGCCTGCAGCTATCAGGCGGTTAACCAAAACACCAAAATCGACCACCTGTTTTGTTTGGCTTTCTAGCCCTGTAAGGAAACTTGTGCCGGTTTCTTTGCCTGCGTCAGAAATGGCGCCATAGTTAATGTTGCCTTCAATGTTTTTGGAAACGGTGTCGGCGTAATCGGCCAGTTCCTTGCGGGCTTCAGCCAGACGCTTGTTAGCGTCATCCATTGCGTTTTTGAAGCTGGTGCGCAATGCTTTTGCCAGGTCTTCCGTTTTGCCTTTAACTTTGTCGGTTTCGATGCCGGTTTGGATGAGCGACATTTGGTATTTGAGATTAAACGCTCGTAATTCTTCAAGGTTTCGGCTCGCAACCGGCCCCTGAAATTCGTTAAGTTGCTTTTGGGTTTGAATGACGTATCCGGTGGCACCGGCGTATTGAAGTGCCGAGTTTTTAGCATTGTCCATTGCTTTTTTAATGCCGACAAACGCTGCTGCGCCTGCTATCGCTGTTGCGATGCCGATACCAGTAGCGACCTGGACTGCTGTAAATGATGTCGCTAGGGCGTAGTTCACCGCTGTGGTGATGACTGAAATGGCCCGCCAGCCTTTAATAGCTGCGTTGGCTGCAAGAATTGCCAGGCTAAAACCGCCAATGGCAACCGCTAAGCCGGTGAATAAAGGCGCGTTTTTTTCTACGACCCCAGCCATGACGTTGAGCAATGGCAACGCGGCGTCGATGGCTGGAATGAGCGCGGCACCGATGCTTTCTTTGGTTTCGTCCAGCCGTACTTTTAGCACCTTAAACTTGCCTGCGGTGGTGTTAGCTGCGGTGTCGGCTGCACCTTTAAAGTTGCGATCTAGCACTGCCAGTACGTCACTCAAACTGGCCCCGTCTTTGACCATTGCGCGTACTTCTGGGGACAGCTGCGCCAACGCTCGCATGTTGCCGCCGTACGCTTTTGACAGGGCATCAGCTACTTTGCCGGTGTCAGCCCCTGTGGCCGCGCTGATGTCCAATGCTCGAGACAAGTTTTGTTGAGCGACGCCAACGTCTTTGGTGCCGGTCACTAGGCGGGCCATAGCGGGGCGGAGCACGTCGTCAGCCACACCAGCGCTCATTGACAGCCGCTTGATAAATTCTTCGTTGCTGTTGATAACTGCTTGGTTAGCGCCAACGCTGGCGCGCAACTGGCGGGCTAACAATTCTTGGGCTTGCTGATCCTCAATAGCTGCTTTCGCTGCGACCCCCAAACCGGCTGCCAACCCTGCAATTGCGGCTGCTGCCGGAATGGCCGCCTTGCGTAATGCAAATTGTGCTCGCTCGCCTGTGGTTTCTAATTGTTTGAATTGCGTAATGGCTTTTTCAACGCCTCGCGCGTCAAAATTGCTAATGATGGGAATGTTGATAGCCATTAGCGCCCTAGTTCTTTCTGCACGGTTCGTGTTGCAGCCAAGACTACTTGCTCAAGTTCTGAACTTACTTTGCCTCGGTTGCGTTCCCATGCTGGCCATGAAACGCGTACTGCGGGGCCGCTGAATGCTGACAGGCGACGGCTAAACGGCGATGAGCCGCGTTTGCCGATGGTTTCAAAGATGACGGTGCCTGGGTCGGTTTGTTGTATGCGGATAAGGGACACTGCGCTGCGTTTGGTGTCAATTTTGTATTTGACGCCTTTCTGGGCGCGCCGCTGGTCATAAGGAAATGCATTAAAACGGCCACCGACGTTCCATTGGCGTTTCATGCCCGATAACGGCATCATGGGGTACGACTGTTTCATGTCAGCAATAACTGGCTGCACAATGCTTTTAACGTCGCGGTTAAACTGCTTGCGCAGTTCGGGGTCAATTTTGCGCAGTCCCACTACGGCTTCTCGAGCGCCGACAATTTTTATTGACATGCTCGCCGTCATCGCAGCCGCTTTCGTTGGTCGTCTAACACTTTGGCGACCGTGGCTAGGTCGTCTGTGTCGAATTCTACGTCAGGCGGCCACCATCCTGTAGCAACTAACAACTCTGCTAGTTGTCGTCGGAAAGTGCCAGGTCGAAAGGGGTTTGTTGTTCCTCGCTGACTACTTCGACGGTGTTGACGCGCTTAATGAAATCATCAAACGCGGCTGGCACCACGATGTTGTGAAGTTTGCATGCCTCAAAACCGAGGTATAGCAAATCTTCCACGCCAATGCCTTGGGCTAAATCGCTGGCCTTGCGGCGATACTTGCGCTCCCATTGGGTTACAACCCAAAGGTTGGTGGTTACTTGATGCTGGCCGTGTTCGCCCATGTCGAGCGACAATGTCAATTTCATGCCGGGACTTCCTTTGTGGCTGTTGGCTATCAGGTGATGTCAGCGGTGTAGGTACCGCCGACAAACGTGACGTCAATGGTGGACAATTCGCCCATCGTTGCGTTGATGAGTGGCAATTCGGTCAGCAGCGCGCCGGTCAAGGTAAAACCTGGGTTGGTTGCTGACTCTGCGCCGACTGCTGGCTTAACGATGACAGTTGTAACGCCACCGACAAGGTTGCTTAGAGTTGCGTAGCTCTCTGTTGAGGCGTAGCTCATGTAAAGCGACAAGGTAACTTCGTGGTTGCCAAGGCCGCTGACGTACTTGCGCGATGAGTCACCAAATGCGGTTGCTTCAAGCTGGTCGTAGCGTTGCGTGAATGTTGCGGCGGTGCATTGGTCAGAAAGGTCAACGCTGTTAACCGTTACGACTGGATTGGAAAGGTATGTGCTGGTGGCCATGGGGCTACTCCTTTTCGCTTGTGGCTACTTTAGCCTTTTTTGGTTTGGGTGCGTCGGGTGTTTCGTCGGTTGGTTTGTTGTCGTCAATGGCTTCAATGAAACCGTTGGCCAGCAAGATGCCGACGTTGATTTGCACGGGTGGTTCCCACAGCTCTCCTGGGGTGCCGACGCGGGGGCTAATGATGCGGTATTTCATGATGTTTGTGCCTGCATTGAGATGAGTAGGTCATAACTAGGATAGTCCTGCCCGCCGATGCTTGTGACGGATGGTTGCCCAGATTTGACGGCGACGTTTTTGGCCAGCACTTTTGACGCTATTTGCAGAATGTCGCGCAAGGCGTCAAGGTTGCCTGGGCCGCTGCCAATGATTTTGACGGGAAAGTCCATGCGCACAATGTTGTAGTTCCACGCCTCAAATGATGGCGCGTCAATAAACACGCAGCTTGTGGTGATGTGACGGGGGTCGGTGGCGACAGGTAGGCCGCTGATGGTCGCCAGCGTGGTGCGCAGGTCGTCAATAGCCTCATTAAATAGGTCGTTATACGGCAACGGCATGTCAGGCCACTTGGGGGCGGTTGATGCCTAGCAGTTGCATGACCATAGGGGAGAGTCCGGTGCTAGGCGGGGCGCCCATCCCGTCAAACGACGCAAGGCTGGTGAAGCTGCCTTGCTGACGGAAGTATGCCGCGCCGATCATGATGGTGCCTAAGGTGACGTCACTGCCTGGGCTGGTCGTCAGACTGTCTTCAAGATAACCGGCCTCGACGCGGCGACGGTACGCAAACGCGTTGGCTGCAGCTGCGCACTGTGTCAGCAACGCCGCAGCGCCTGCGCTTGTCAACGGGATTTGCAGGTAGTCGCTGATGTTGGTGCCGGTGATCCATGTGCAAGTTTGTGTCCATGTCAATGTGCCGGTCGGTACCGCTGTGCTGAACTCGAGGTCATCGGCTGCGTCGTAGAACAGCACTTGGTTGGCTCGAGGCACCGACGCGTCATAAAGCCATTCGCCGTTGGATTGTTCAATACCGATAAATGCGTATTGCGGGCAGAACAAAACGGTGTGGGTGCCGTTTAGCCCATGGCCGAGGCCAGCCAGCGTGATTGACTGGCCCGGCTCTATGGGTGTGTCAGTGAGGGTCTGAACTACTGCGTAGTCGTCAAGGCGCTGGTGCGCAATGACTGTGTAAACCGCCATGTCGGAACCTCTAACCGGCTAGGCCGGTCAGGCAAGTGCGATTGACTGAACCTGATCGGCGTCAGCAATAAAGGTTGCAACGTAGCCGTAGTACGAGAACGTGCGGCCAAGCGTTGACGGCACTTCAACGGACATGACGCCCTTGACCTGCTCGTAAAACTCAATCGCGGAACCGCGCGCAACGACAAGCGTGTTGCTTGCAAAGTTGCGGTCTGCCACAAGGTTCAAGCCAAATGGGTTAAAGCTGTTCATTTGGGTGACGCCGCCGGTACCCATGGCGTTGACGCCCATGAGGCCGGATGCACCAACGTACGGGAACACGGGGCGCTTGTCGGCGTCAAGCTGACGGCCAAGCAATTCCCACACGTTCGGGGACACAAACACATGATCGGGCAAGAAGTTTGTGGCCGAAAGAATGTTTACAGCTGCGCCGTACAGCGCCGTGATGAGGCTTGACGGGTCGGTCTGGTTGCCGGTAACTGTCCATGTTGCGCCCGATGGTGTTGCGCCTGCGGTGATGGCGTCAGCTGCCACGTTGTCCGATGCAAGCATGTATTGGCCAACCAAGTCGCGCAGGATAATTTCCATTGCGCCTGGGCTGGTGAAGTCAATGTCTTGCACCGACAAAGTGACTTGTCCGGCAAGCGTGGTTTTGGTGACGACGTTGCTGGCGATGACTGGCGTGGTGGCCGATGCGGGGTTTAGTTCCGGTGACTGTGCGGCAACTGATGGGTGCGTTGTCCACGTTGGACGAATGAACGTCTTCTGGCTACCGCCGTCTGGCATTGCTCGAGCGCCCACCGCTGCGACAACGGGGCGAATGTAGTTCAGGTCATCAAACACGGGGCCAAGCACCGGCACCGGCAAAAGGCCAGGGGTGTTGGTGGTGAGGGTGTCACCAGCTGCGGCCTGCAACGCTGATTGGCGCGACTTTGCAGCCTCAATAAATGCGTCGTTTACCTTGCGGTAGGTATCGCCGCCAATGTGGTACGCGGCAAGGTATTCGCCAGCGGTGGGCATACCAAAATTGCGACGCGCTTGCGCGGGGATTGGTGCGGTTGGTGTTGCCGCTTCGATCTCTACTGACTTTTCTGCTTCCACGACACTTGTCTCCTGTGTGCTTGACGCGGATGGGTTGGTGTCGGGATTTGTTGCCGCTGACGCGGCCACATCGGTGATAGTAGCACCAGCGAACGCCGGTACGGGGACTAATGACAATTCTATCCACTCGCCTGCCGTGACAACCATGGTGCCGTCGTCGGTCATGTCGTACTCGGTTGGGTTGACGCCTACGGAAACGCTGTCAATAACGCCGTCTTTGGCTAGCTCGAGCGCATCGTTACCGGCGGCGGTTTTGCTTACCTTGGCGGTGAATAGCATGCCGTCGGCGGTGTCAACACGCTCGGTGACAAGGCCAACAGGCTGGCTGGCGTCGTGGTACATAAACAGCTTGGGGGCTTTGCCGTCAACGGGCAGGCTGCCTTGCTTAAACATGACGCGGGTGCCGTCTGTAACGGTGGCTGTGACGTTGTACGGCACCGCGATGCCGGTGATGGTGCGGGTTGCTGCGGCACCAGCCGCGTCAAGGGTGACCTGGTTGCCGGAGAACGTGACCCATTTAGGTGCTGACGCTAGGCGCACGACGTTGGCGCTGGCTTTTTCTTCTCCGTCGTCTTCCATGTAGCCAGCCTCGGTGTCGTCTTCGACGCTTTCTTCAATTTCGTCAAGGTTGCCGCCTGGCTCAATGCCTTCTTCCTCGCTGACTGCGACCATTTGGTCAATGGCGTCCTGCTTTAACAGATGGCACCCAACAACGTTGGTTTGGCCCTCGTACACCGTGACAACAGCCCAACCGGCACATTCTTCTGACTCTTTGGTGATGAAATACGGCATCGCTATGCCCTTTCTTCTTGTGTGTTTTCGTCGATTGTTACTTGCTCGCGCGTCATGTTGGCGTCGTCAATTTCGCCAAGGTACTCATCGGTGTTGAATTCAACGTAGGTGCCATTAGGCAGGATGCTGTTAGCCGACAGCGTGCTGGTAATGCACTCGGCGTAAGTTTTGGTGCCGTACAGCCACAAATCCCAACGCGACTCACGGCTGTTTGTGTAAGCGTATGAGCCTGTGGGAACGCCCAACAGGTACGGTGGAATGTTGCAGATTTGTGCCATTTGCAGCGCGCTGAATTGCGCCGACTCAATTAGCAGCATTTTGTCCGGCGTTGCCGTTGTCGCTTCGTAGCTTAAAAACTCATTGAGCGCGGCGGTCTGGTTGGTTTGGCGTGCGCTGTTAAACGCGGCAGCCAGGTCGGCCAGCTCTTGTGCGCTTAACGGTTCTCCGCCGGTCTGCTTAAGGATGCCTGACGGGATGGCGGTGTTGGCGTTGCGGTAGCGCGCGTCTTCAATTTTGAGCGCGGTCAGAATGGCTTGCTCGCTTGAGTAAATGACGCCTTGCACAGGGCTGATAAATTGCACCAACAGCGATGGGTCTATTTCGCCGCCTTGAAAATACACAGCGTTAGACGGCGCAAACCAAACCGGCCCAACCTGATCGTCTGTGGTGATTGATCCAGCCGGAAGACGGGTGTAGGCCGCAGGGTAGCCGTCTTGTGTGCGTGCGGTGATGTACCAAAACGCGCGACCAAAGAAGAACAGGTCGTCAAATGTCCACGCCATAAGTGTTTCGTATGGGATAGCGGGGTCAGGTCGGCGCAACCACGAACGCGGCGCCAAATCTTCGTACACGATCTCGCGATTTGTTTCGTTCCAACGCTCGCGGTACATTTTTAGCGGCATTGCACTGATAACGCTGGCGTGCAGGTCACGCGCTCGAGAAATGGCAGGCACTTGCATGGCGCGGTTACGCGCTTCGCCCTCTTGGTAGCTGTAATACTGCCCGACCATGTTGAGGCCGGTGTT